TTGTTGGGGAGCTTCAGCCATAAGTTTAGAAATTTCAAACTCTGTAGCTGCTGGCAACTCTTCGTCAGGATTTGGTAATGCTGTACCTAATTGCTCTTCGATTTGTTTTCTATATTCAAACGCTACGTGCTCATTGATATGCGCCATCGTTGCAGCTTGGATTTGTTGAGCCATTGGATTCTGACCAATAATTGCGGCCATCTTAGGATCTTGTAATGCAGCCATATGAACTTGAATATGAGCTTGATGATCTTGATAGATAAATGCTTTAACTGGTTGGCCATTAATAAGTGACATATTTTCTGATACTGGATCACGAGGTCTATGGTCAGCTTTACTTGGAATTAATTTACCAATGTTTTTAACGCCTAATACTTCTAACATTTGTTTATTAAGTTCTGCTAGATCATAGATTTGTGGATTAGCTTGAGCCATTTGCATAACAGCTTGATACTGAACAACTTTTTGTGACATTGTGGCTGCATTTGGATCGCTTACTGGTACTACATCTACATCGTCATAATCAGCTTGTTTAGCACGACGGTCACCAAATTCAGGATCATAGTTATATTCTTCTGGTGTGTAATCACGAATGATGATTTTAAGAAGTTTAAACTCTTGGCGCATCGCATAATAGATACGCGCTTGAACTGCTGAAGTAACTTTTAGCGTGCGTTCGAGAATTGCTAATGTTGTTCCAACTGGAGCATTAGCTGACATATCTGAAACTTTTAATCCTTCTGCATTAGCAAATGCACGGCCTTCTTCAATGATTTGATTCATTAACATATTAAGAACTTGTGATGGCTCTTTATATGGAAGAGGTAAGATATTATCTCTGATAGCACCTGATGGTACATCTACGTCACGCCATTCGCCTGGAGCAATCGGAGTATCATCACCTTTGATTCTTAAACCACGTGACTTCATACCGCCCGGTAGATTTGATAAAGTACCCGCATCAACAAGTTGACGTAAGATCATAGTACCTGATTTAGCAAAGGCACCTATCAAATGAATTAAACCAAAGCAATAGAATCCAAAGCCTGGAATGTAGCCGTAGTGTACAAAGTGTTGACGTTTTAATTTGAGTTCGTCATCTGGGTTCCAGTTACGTCTAATTGCTAAAACTGTGCCTGTACCTTTTTCAATTGTAACTACATATGGAACTGCAATGCCATCCTCAGAATCACCATTTTCTAGGTCGAGGTTAACGTGCATTTCAAGGATTTTAAATCGATCATCTTCTGACGGATTAAACCCTAATTTCTCTGCAATCTTTTTCTCAGCTTCGTCAACATCAACAAATGGTTCGCCAAGATCAACATCGCGATAGAATCCAGCAACTTGAAGTTTTCTGATTTCGTTTGGTGTTTTACGCATGACGTGTGTGACACGTTCTGCTGTTTCTAAATTAGAAGCACCATAAGGAACTACCATGTCCTCTGCTGGGACATACATAGCTACTTGTCTTTCTAATGATGGATCGTAGTATACTTTTTTAAACGCGTTACCTGCTAAGCCTAGACCCCATAACATTCTTTCATGCTCAGGTCTGTACTCAGGCATTTCATTAGTAAGTTGATAATTCATGTCTTCTTTTACACGCTCAGCTGCTTCTTCTTTTTCTGGCGTTTGCTTACCGATGATTTGCGTTTTAACTGGGCCAGCTGCTGGGAATGTTTCCATCATAGTTTCAGCTTGGAACTTAACCAGCGCTTCTGTCATTAAGGGATGATATACATTGCAGGCACCGGGCCACGGTTCTGTGCGGTCTTCAACTTTGAGGCCTAGTAATTCTAACCCATCTACATAAGTTGTTAACCAATCTTTTCTTGAATTAATGTCAGCATCAAACTCACCAAGTAAATCACCTGATAACTGAGTAAGTTGGCCTTCATCTAATTCTTCTGCTAAGTTAGCATTAAATTTATCGTTTGTTTCTTTTCCAGGTGTAATTGTAATTTCCATGCTACCGTCATCTAACGTAACACTGTCTGGATTATCAATCTCAATACTTAAATTGGGTTGAGCAGCTGCTAACTCTTCTATGCCTTGAGGAGCTTGACTTACACTTTTGTCTATATTAATCGCCATAATTTATTTCCTTAAACCGTATATAATTTTTTACCACGACCTGGAAGTCCATAGATTTTATCATCTTCTTCGTCACTTGGTAACTTAATAAATCCACCTTGTCTAAATCTCATCAGTGCAAGTGTTGTCGAGTCAACAAGGTCGTCATTAGCTCCACTTGGAAAATCATTACATTCTTCTATTACTTCATGTGCCCATCGTCTATCGGGAGCCCATACTATACCACTTCTAAATAGATCTGATACAGCATTTACACGAGATATCTTATCTTGCCCTTTACCAGGTGTATACTCACCAACGGGAATACCCATCCTTCTAAACTCTTGATAGAGTGCAGCACCGTTAGATTTCTTTTCAACTAGGAATGCATCAGGTTCCCATTCTTTGTACTCTTGCATACAAAGTTCTTTAAGCTCAGGGAACTCTAACCTTTTCTTAATTGAATTTAACAGTATTATATTATAGTTATTGGTTTCTTCGTTAAAAAAGACACCCCAAGTTGTAAGCGCGTTATAGTCAGCACGTGTATTAGCTTCTTGAGCCGCGTCTAGACTCATAATTGTAAACTCACATGTAGGCGGATCTTCACCTTCCCATATCTTCCACCACTCTCTTTTAATCAACGCACCTTCTTCAGATGTTGGATTCTGTAGGTATTGAGCGTTCCAGTACCGTACATCTAACGCAGCCTTCTTAGCTAAGAGCTCATCTAGTTGCCAGAACTCAGGCCATAACGGTTGTTCATTACCATCTTTATCTTCTATAATTGCTGGAAACTCTACTACTTCCCACTGGTCAACACCTTCTTGTTTTACCATCTGGTTAATGATCTCGCCTGTTAAGTCAAGCTTAGACCACCTAGTCATCACTACAATTATCGACCCACCAGGCATAAGACGTTGAAGAGGGCCAGACTGAAACCACTCCCAAGCAGGCTTAAATACATCAGCTCGTCCAAGCTTAGCATCCTGCTCAGAGTGTGGGTCATCAATGATAAACAAATCAGCCCCGCGACCAGCGAGGGCACCACCCACACCAATTGCAAAATATTCTCCATTAAAATTTGTCCCCCATCGTGATGCCGATTTCGAGTCAGCTTGTAGTTCTACCTGTGGAAATATATCTTTATAAGCGTCACTGCCAACCAAGTTTCTAACACGACGACCAAAATTGACAGCGAGGTCAGCAGTATGAGAAGCCATAATAACTTTCTTGTGAGGATAGTTTCCCAAAAACCAAGCAGGAGCAAGATACGAGATAAGCTCAGATTTCCCGTGTCTTGGCGCAATGTTAACAATAACTCTTTTCTTTTTGCCAATGGCAATATCTTCAAATATGTTCGCAAGTTTTCTATGATGTGCTCCTACTTTATATCCTGGGTATACGTGATCAATAAAATCTAAAAAGTGATCTTTACCGTTACGTTGTGCTCGTTGTTTTTTATATACGCTTAGTAGACGCTTAGCTTTAACTTTCTGTTCATTTGTTAGATCATTAAAGTTTTCTTCTAGCGCTATTAAATCTTCTGGTTTTAAAATCTGTTCTGTCATACTATAAACTTATAATTACCTGATACTGAAACCCTGTATTCATCTGATGTTGCAAACGGGTATACACCATGTCTTAACTTTGATGGGAATACCAATAATGTATTGTTATACGTTTTGTCCGCTGGAATATGGTATGCCTGTATTTCTCCTAGCGCGTTTGTATGCAAAAATTCAAAATGCCCTGGCACGGATAACTTAGAATCCTTACAATAATTTTGAGCTTTTTCTTCTTCTATATCATATGGTATATCTATCCATAATACAAAACTTATAACCCCGGTATGTATATGATTCGGATTAAACTCGTGTTTCTTCATAAAGTTAACCCAAGGTTTGTCATACATTCCTAGAGGTACTTCTCTATTTAATAAATTTATTGACTTTAATAAATTAAACTTATCATCATATATTTTTACATACGGAAGAACTAATTCTTCTATATACCGATGTGATTTAGTAAGCGCATACTCATGTTCTATATTACCTGCTAATCCATCGTTAAATTTTTCTGCGGCATGAAAGTTATTTTGTATTTCTTGTATTTCATCTTTAATTGGCTTCAATAATTCATCTGTTAATTTAGCCGCAACAAATCCAAAATTATCAAACTGTCTCCACTCATACGGGATCATTTTTATCCTCTTTTATATCCTCAATTATTTCGGCATCTATAGTGGCAGGTGAGGGTTTTAATAATGCCTTTTCTTTTAGTTCCCCTAACATCGCAAGAAGTTCTTTCTCAACCTCTTCCATACTTTCCACTTTATGTACAACTTCTGTCTTCTTCTTGAATGCATCAACGCCGTCAACTTCGCCAATACTTCTTAATGCTGCGATTTGTTCTTTGGGATTTTGCGTATTCTCAACCACGTTCACTAACTTATTAACTACGTATAACTTTAATTCGGCTAAGTCTTTTACGATCATGTGGTTCATAGATCCTACCATGCCAGCTAAGAACGCTATGGTTTCATTAGGATATAGTGCAATATCTTGTTTCTTGTCTGGATTTTTTGTCATGTCTTCCGCAATTTTTTGTGCATCGTTCACATTATTTGCGTCTGGTGCAATTTCTTCACCTGTAATGTCACTAAGTTCCTTAATAGTTTGCGCTCTGACCATAATTTCCTCAGTATTGCTCATACTAGGTAGGGCTTCGTGTGAATTTCTAGGTAAAGGAATGTTTTCTTCTATGGGTGGCATGACTACCACGTTAGAATTGGGAGTAACTTCTTGATTTTCTTGAATGTTTTGGTCTGACATGTGTCGCTGATTACACCTTGTTAATTAATTTGCAGCTTTATTGATGATTGTAACATAGTTTTTAAGAAAAAGAGGTAGAATAACTAAATGAAAACTACACTCACTTCGGAAAACTTAGCGATACTATATGATATGGCCTGTAAGCTTCCGCCTTTCAATAAACTTAAAATGCCTAAGTCCTACCGAGTTGGATTCAAGGTTATCAAAGACCCAGGTATCTATGGTTGTTTTGACGAAGTAGAGATGGAAATCCAAATAAGTTCTGAAGCTTGTGGGCACTTTACTACTATCTTTGCCACTTTGTTACACGAAATGGTTCACCTAGCTCTCTACGTTAAAAAAGATCCTAAGTTCCACCTCCATGAGGAATCCTTCCTCAAAATTAAAGCCGTGTATTCTGAGCTCTATTCTCTAGACCCTAAAGCTATTTAGTTTGTATCGCAGTTTTCTCGGTTTTTGCTAAGCTACGACGTAGCTATACACTTCTGCTATACAAGCCCTTCATAACTTTACATATAAACTCCCGTAATTTTTTGTAGAAATTTTTTTGAACATGCCCCTTTTTTGTGCACCGGGGGGTGTTTCTATATTTTGATTTTTTTATGGGGTATTTATGCGCGACTCAGTGTATACGAAGTGTGCGGAGTCCCAACT